ACACCATACATCCTCAACTGTTCGTTGATTAGATCTTGAACCAAATTTTGCTCAGACCTTGATCCTTGTTGAAAATATGGATTAAGCATAATTCTAACCGATCATATCCAGAGGAGGAAGTTCGTAAGTGTTGGACATTACTTCCCTGATTACGTCAAGTTCTTTCTGTGCGTCATCGTAGATTTGTCTACCATTAAGTTCAACTCCACCTGGAAGTTTTACTCCCTGGAATTTCATAAGGTTTTGTCCCCACTGACGCTTAATCAATTGAGTAACATATCTCTTCAAGAAAGAGTCATTCCAAACTTTTGTAAAATCATTTGGATTTAGTAATCTGTAGCAGTCAATGATTAGGTAAGTATCTTTTGTGACACTTCCCCAATCAACATCAAGATATAATCTATTTTGTCTCTGATTAAATCTTATTTGCTTCTGAGTATTCAGAAGAAAATCCATATCCTCCAAATATCTCTTTGTCATTGAATATGTCAACAGTTCAGTGGAACCATAATAGTAAATATCATTCAAGAACATTTGATACTTCACACTAAACATGTTGTTAGACACTGTTTGTGAACCATCATATTTAAAGATCTTTGTTATTCCAATAACTTCTGAAGGAACCTGAAGATAATTACTATTTTCTTCAAATGAGAAAGTTACCGGAGCTCCATCAATTGTAGAATTAGCAGTTGTAGTTACGATTCCAACTGTCTGATTATTACCTCTTGATCTTCCTCTATTAATATCTGCCTCTGTTATCTTATACTTTAAGAGCGTCTGAGTTACGCCATCAAAGTGTCTTTCATGAAAATATTGCAATGCATCATCTATTAGATCATCAATTTGCTCTTCAGCAACGTTGATTTCTAAAACTGGTGCCCCCAGTTGTCTCTTACAATAGTTTATTAGGTCCGACCTACTTGCTGGTTGAGCCATGTATACACTAATTCCTCAACTATATTTATGGTGCTGATGAAACAGGATTAATAACTAATATATTACCAGATATTAAAGGATGCACAGTTGATCCTCCACCAACTTCATGTTTAAGTAAAACATCATAAACATATCTGCCTTCTGATGTTGCTCTTGTATTGACAGCACCTAAGGATATTTTCAACTTTCCATCATACGCACTGGTAAATCCAACAGTGAATGATGATGTTATACCAAGAGTAGCTCCAACCGCCACACTTTTAGACATGGCAGCAGATCCACTATAATTTGTCAAATCAAACGCAGCATTTGATGTTGTATTGACAACAAAATTAGTTTCAAAATCTGAACCACCATACATGGTTAGATTTACACCTTTTGGTACACCAGCATCAGGATCAAAGGTTACGTTTTTAGTTGCCATTTGGAATACCTATTGCAGACATTGTTTCCTGTTGTTTATAATAAAGTTTGCAAAAACACTTAGCAATATTCTTAATTCTCTCAACATCTTCACAACTATCTATTTCTGCTGCTAACTTAGTGTATTCAAAACTTTTAGTTAGATTATCTAATGTTATATCATTTGGATCCATTGATTAACTCCTTTAATAGTAATTTAATTTCGTTAATGTCATCTTTCATGTTAGCAACTTCACCCTCAATTGTTTGTACTTTTTGATGCTCTTTATTATTTACTTCACGTCTTGCAACGTATTTTTCATGATCTAAAGAATTCATATTAATTATTGCTCCTGTATGCGGATCCCTTCTGAGATCCGCATGGTCTTTTACTTTGTACATTATGATAATGCGAGAACTCTAAGGTCCTTCACTCTTGGAACATAAGTTTGATTTTTTCCTGTAAGTAAAATCTTAATTCTATAAGATCTAAATGTTGGTAATTGATCAACACTAAAAGTATGTTCTTTGAATTCAATAGATCCACTGTCAAATCCAAATGTAGGAGTCTTACTTACAAATGCATCTGGATCTCCATTGTTATTAGCAACGTCAATAATTTGACCTCTGGAATTGATATTTCCATATCCAGGGAATGGAACAAAGATAGGATTAAATCCATCTTTGTTGCTTATGGCATAGAATGCTTTAATTCCAGAATAATCATTGATATGAGCATCGAGAATAATTTTCAATGAAGTTGCAGGATTTGTCAGTTTGATTTCTTTAGAAATATACTGGCAAGCTGTTGGATCATCAAAAACTCCATTTACTCTCGAATCCGTTGCAATATCAGAAATTACATCATTTACTCTGTTGGAAGAAAGAATAGTACTAACTCTTTGACCATCAAGAACCGGTGAGATATGAGAATCAGTTGTTACCATATTGACTCTCATTTGAAGAGATTTAGATCCTTCAATGTTAGTTAATTTCTCATCTTCATTTACCTTAGAATAGATCATTCTGGTAGAATCAAGATAGTTTGGCGAATTAACTACTAAAGGTTCAAATCCATTGTCAACATAAGGAATCTCATTACCACTAATGCTCTTACCAGTAACAGTTCTTACTTCTGCACTAATAGAAGTTCCTCTTGTGGTTACATTCTGAACGATTGGTGTGATAATCTCAAATGGCATGTTTTGAGTTGCCTTGATCTTAGTTCCACCGGAAGACTTAGTTGCGCCAACATAAAGTTTTGGATAACCAACGTCATTACTTCTATCATCATTATCTGAGTTGAACTTCTCAGACATATCTAACTTAATATTGTAAGAATCATAAGTAATCGAATTTCCGATAGAAACTTCACTCAATGTATGAGTCTTATTAATTCTCTTCAAGTTAACTGCACCAAGTTCATACTTGAATACAGGAGTTCCAATTGGATATGTAATAGGATTATCTCCCCTTACAATATTTCCGCCAATAGTATTACCAGTAACTGAAGTATATTCAATAACTTCTTCACCAATCATGAGATAACCAGTATTAGTGGTTCCAACACCAACATTCTCGAAAGATGTGAAGTTAACAGAATTATCAACAGAGAGTCCACCAGTGGAATCAGATGAATATGATGCACTCAACTTCGTTGGTTTGATGTCAGGAGAAACTCCAGAAATAATTACTCTGTTATCAGTGAAATACATTCCATGGTTTTTATGATTCACTTTTAAATGCATTCCGTCAGTATCAACGTTGATAGTTGAAATCTGAATATCACCACCAACTCCACCAGGAAGACCATAGTTGAGTTCGGTAGTAATACCTGCACTATTGGTATACATCATAGTCTTAGCAGCACCAACTGAGAACTCACCTTGAACATTGTCAAGAATAAGTTCATTGGTTTGCCCAATACCAGTAACAGTGAGTCTTACGTTTCTACCAACCGATGCATTACCGATAGTTGTAATTCCAAGAACATCACCAACTTGATATCCATTACCACCTGCATTACTAACGGTTGCTCCACTTGCGACAATGACTCCATCAGAAACAGTAACTTCAGCCTGAGCACCTTTACCATTTCCAGTAAGAGTTACAAGATTAACTCCAGTGAAAGTAAGAGATCCATCATTTGGAGTCAGACCAATACCAGCATTTGAAATTGTGAGATTACCAAAAGCAGTTCCTGCAGTTCCAACCAAATCTCCAGTTGCATTTGTTGTCTGTTGCAAGAATGTATTTCCAAGTTGAAAACCAGAGTCTGCAACTGTGCTTCCAAGACCGACTCTAATCGTTCTGGAACTCAGTTCAATTGCATCAGGTTGCAGAGTTGGAATCTGCCTGTTACCTTCAGTCAGTTCTGGACTGTAGAAATCAACGGTTCCAGAATCAAGGAAGTCTGCTCTGTACATAATGAACTTGAGATCTTCCCACTGACTTGCTTCCCAAGTCGATGCATTCTGAGACTTGAACAGAGATCCAAGATATGGTTGGTTGGAAATGAATGTATCGCTAAGGAGATCATTCTCACCAATTCTTGAAATATAAACACTATACTTAGTTGAGTTGGATGCAAGAGCAATTGCATATTCCGCTCCTCCCTCTAAGAAAACAGGAGCTTTGAATTCAATCGTGGTTGCAACAGATCCATCATCAGAAGTATCAATATCTGCAGGATCAACAACAATTTCAGAGAAAGGAAGAATCTTCTGTGTTGGGAATCCATTCTCCATTGTTCTGAGTTGGAATACCAAGGGAACATCATTATCATCCTTTGTTCTAAAATAAACATCACACTTGGTGACGAATACTCCAGTTTCCTCTTCAACTAAGAAAGATTGTGCAAGAGGGTCATACCATCCAACAATATTTTCGTTAGAAGTTTGATTAACGACTTGAGATCCTACAACTTCGGTTCCAAGATTTCTATTTACATTTCTTTCTTGGAATTCCTGTCTTTGTTCAACTCTTGCATTTCTAACTGAAATAATATTTTCTTGAACAGTTTCAAGTGTTCCTGAAGCTGTGAATCCTTCTTCAGCAATTGTAGTTGCTACGTTTGTATCATTGTCAATATCATTAGTTAGAGTAAAGACCTTAGTTCCTGTTTCAAATCTTGGATGAGTAAGAACATTTGGATTTGGAATGAAGAAACTACCAGTCAGATTTGCTGCAAGATCAGAAATAAGTCTTACATTCGTAACAGTTGCTTCTGCACCACTGGTTGCTCCTCTAAGGACCATCCCTTCTGCAATATAACCACTGTATTGTCCCTGTGCTTCATTGGACAGAGAGAATGTATCAACATTTAGAATAGATGAAGTTGCAGAATATACTGCAGGAAGAGGAGATCCATTATAAGGATTTTCTCTAAACACCTGATCAGGTGCATTATATTCACCTTCTCTATGGTTAGATTGAGAAACTCTAAACGTAATTCTTGGTCTTCTTCCTCTTTCAACTGGACCAAGACCAGTATCAACCATTCTACCAACAACAGTTTCACCAATCTGGAATGTCCCAGATGTCATTTCAATCTCAAGGAGTTTAGGTACACAATACTTGGTTACATTTTCGCCATCAAAGAAACCATACATCTGAGTCAGGGGCTTCATTCTCTTAGAGACAAACTCAATATTTCTTGATCTCATAATTGCGATCAAGTCTCTACTTACAGTTCTGTCTCCAACAGACTCTCTATCAAACTGTTCAGTGACAATTGTTTGTAAACCAGTTCTGGATTCCACTCCAGTTTGAATCGTTTCTCTTAAAGTGTCCTCTATGGTAGTTGTATTTGTAGTTTCAAGAATTCTTGCAGGGTTTCCAAAACCTCCACTAAAGTTGTTAATCCAACCACCAACACCTCTTCTACCACCAGTAGTAGTTGTTGTTCTTCTTGTGGTTGAATCATTAAATTCGAATCCAGTCCAGTTAGTTTCCCATGCATTCCAAACGATAGGAGCAAAACCAGTTTGTGGGTCAAGACCTTCAGTTCTCTCAAGGAGAGTAACTGTTGATGCATAGTCTCCCTCAACATCAATAATCTTTGCGTCAAGACGTACAGTATCTACCCAGGTATCAGAAGCAGGAGTAAGTTCCATCGTTCCCTGCCAAAAACTAATCAGGAAAGGAGTAACACTTTCAGTTCTGGTAGCAAATGGTTGATTGATATATTCAACTTCACTATAATCAAGAGTGATTACATCATTTGCCTTCCTAATATTGTTACCTTCAATAGTAGCAAAGTTAAGATCTGCTGTTGGATCAGTGTTAACGACTGGACCAAAGATAAGATCGACTGAGTTTGTATAATGTCTTGGTCTTAGCTCTTTATGCGCCCTATCAATACTATTCTTGATACTAAGTCCATCTTCCTGTGCTGTAAATCCAGTGAAATTATCGACAAAGAAACCAGACTTAAATCTATTCAAACCATCAGCATCTGCAACAAACATGTTTGCAGTAGTGGTTTCTAAAGTGGAAAGGGATGTATAATATTCAAGACTTGAAATTCTATTTTCAAGTTTCTTGATATCTGTCATTCTAAATCTCTTATGTTCTAAGAATTTAAGAGATGCTTGCTTAACATTGTATAAGAATGGAGGTAAAGTAATTTCAGCAACTTCAAGTGATTCATCAATTGGGTTTGGCCTCTGAGGAAGTTCTGATGGAGTTCCGTATACAACTTGAAACTTACCTTTCTTGTCCAAGAATACTCTATCAACTCTACCAAGATAATGAGAGAATGTTGTCAGAATTGCTTCATCGGATGACAGAGCATTAGTTGCAGAGTTTCCTGCGGTATTAAATGTTCTTCCAAGGAATTCAAGTGGGGATCTACTACCTTCTGCTACGGTATATTCCGAAACTCTTGGACGAATATCAATCATGTCAGAGTTTGCAAATCCATTTACAGATTTAATCTCAGTCGCATAATCAAAATTCTTATATGATTCTACCGTTGTAATGTCGCCATTATCAGTAGATTCATAGGAAGCACTCAGATAGTAGATTTTGAGTTTCTTTGCAGGTGAGATAGATCCTTCTTTTCTTTCAAGTCTTGCATGGTCATAGAAAGTTTCTTCTTGACCAGTTCTAAACTTAAAGTTTCCTGAGATATCAAAACTCTCAGAATTTAAAGTCGAAACAATTCCCTGAATTGCAGTTTCTTGGAATGTAACAGTTTCACCTTCCACAAACTGAATATCACTCTTATAGATGAATGAAATCTGACCAGAGGTCAGTTTTTCTGCAACAATTGCTTCAGCCCCTGTTGTTTCCCCAATGAAAGACTCTCCAACTAACAGTTCAGCAGTAGTTGTAGATGTGCTGTTGATGTCAGATAAAGAAACTTTGGGAGCACTTGCATTGTTTGTGTCTGCAGATTCAAACACACCATGAATCTCAATTACGTCTGGAACATTTAGAGAGATTGTGTGATCTTGAACTCGTGTTCCATATGGATAGTTTCCATGAGAAAGTCCGTCATTCAGAGTTGTAGATCCGATACCAGATGCTTGATTATTTGATTTGTTAACAATCAGAGTCTTGACTCTGTTCTTGATTTTAATTTTAGAAGTTGGTTTTACTTTCTTAAGTGATGCAATCAAAGTAGCACCGGTATTATTAGAACCAAGACCGTAAATATTCAGTCCAGTTCCAGCAGCATTGATTTCAATCTTATCTGAAGATAATGCTTCTGTAGTTCCATCAGATCTTATTAGTGCATATCTTTCCTCATCAAATGGTAAGAATGATTCGTTAGCAGCAGCAGTGATTTGAGAAGAAAGTTGATTAGAAGTAATATCAACACTAAAGGTCTTTCTTATTGTCAGACTTGCATCACTAAGATCAACAGTAGCAATATCAGTTTTGGGTAATAATGTGTAGAGAGTATTATCAGAAGATGAATCAAGTTTTGTAGTTACTAATCTAAAATCACTAACATTAATGCTTTCTGTTGGAAGAGCTCCTGCCACAACTCCAGGAACTGGAGCAACTGCTTCAACTGTAATAGAATTAGTGCCAACACTTGTCACTCTGGACATTGTTGGATCAGTTAGAGTTGCTGATGAGTTTGTATACTCTACAAGATTGCCAACTGCAAATGCTGATGGGAAAGTATTATTAGAACTTCTTACTGTGCTAACACCACCAGATGCTGCAGTAATAGTTGATACACCAACAATAATTGATGGTGATTGGATAACGTCAGCATTAAAAGTGTTGATACCAGTGTTACCATCATTAGTCGCATATACAGACTTAACATCTGCCAATGTATGTGCTGTTACTGCAATGGCAATTCTTCCATTTGGTAGACCATCAAAGATTAGAGATTCATTTTGGATAAAGTCACCTTCAACTTCATATACTGTCAGTGCAGTTCCTACAGTTACGGCATCCTTCAGGAATCCAGTAGCACCACTGTTAGATCCTTTAATAAAGGTTGGGACAGTAAGAGTAGTTGACTGATTAAGGGACAGATGAGTTACGGTCTGTACATCATATAGTGCAATATCCCATTCATTTAAACTACCATTGTTAGCATCATATGATCCAGACTCCAGTCTGTAGTCATAGACTCTTGCAACACCAATTTCTTTACCTACTGCTGAGGTATCAGATGTTACACCAACTCTTTGATCCCTTAAACTAAGAACATATGTATTTCCAATGCCAATATCAGGTGCTCTAAGAGTTCTGTTTACTCTCAGAGTTGGACCAGTGTTGTATATGATCGACTGATCATTAATAGTCTTTGTTGTTCTTGGTTTTGGAACGCTTATAAAAGTAGTACTTATTACATCAATATCATATCCACGAACAAATGCTCTACCAGGAGAGAATTTATAAATTGCAAGATCATCAGTTGGAATCTGACCACTGCTGGTTAGTTGTCCTACGTTAAATATACCTCTATTACCTCTTCCATTATTAAGAGACTCATGAACAGAAAGATCAAATGCTTTGACATAATAGTCACCAGATTCTGCAAAAGTCCTTCTGGCAAGAATATCTGTCCAATCTTTAAATCCTGGTCCACCACCAAGATCTCCTCTTCTAGTTTGTGATTTTATGTTACCATCTTCAATAATTGACAACTCAACAAACTGATTGTCATCGTAATCAGTCAGTGGTTTTTTAAACAGACTTACAGAAATTTTAAGTCTATCTGCACCGGGAGCCGAATAGTTATTGAACCCCTGAGAATTGTCATTCAGAGTTTCATCTGCATCTGCATTGACAATCTCTTCTTGAACGAACAGTCCAACTCTATAGTTGGGAGTGTCTCCATATTGATCAAGAATTAATGTTTCAGTGTTTACGTTTACAAAACTTCCACGAATAAAGTATACACCTTCTTGAATTTGGAATGCAGAACCTGTTATGGATGCTTCATTACCGATCGTGGTTGCAAATGGAGATCCAGCAGCAATAGTAGAATTGCCAAGAAGACCAGATGCAATAATTTCATTACATGTTAAGTTCTCTCCATCAAAAAAAACTTGAGTTGAATTATTAGTTGTACTCGAATTAAGATAGTTAATATAGAGAGTTAGATTGCCTCTTTCCGAATCTTCTGGAAAAAGAACCTTATCTACAACAGCACTTACTCCAGATGTCTCACCAGTAATTTTTGCTCCAACTAACTGTTCAGCATATGCAGCAACAGGAACTCCAAGATATGTATTTTGTAGTTGAACACCATAATAGAGTTGAGTATATCCAGTATTACCAGGAATTACTTTTGCGCCTTCCTTGAAAAAATGCTGCCCAAACTTCTCAATCTGATTCTGAAGAATCGACTGTAACGTGGTTAACTCTCTTGCCTGGACGGGATATCCAGGCTTGAATAAAACTCTATGAAAATCGTTAGCAGAATCAAAGTCGTCAAAATATGGGGCTACATTTAGATTTGTTTGCTGAGACATAATTCTTTAGAACTGCAAAATGATTTTAATATCTTCTTTTTGGTTGGATGATCTGGTGATTGAGGGTCTGTTATCAACGTAAATAATATTTCCTGCATGTTTTTTAACTTCAGGACCCGCAACTCCACTGGTAAATGACTGACCAAGATAATATGTCCTATTATTTATTACGGTAGTTATACCGGTGAATGAAGTGTCAATCGCAAGATTAGATCCACTTGAAGGGACAATAGTTACACTTCCTCCAGCATCTGGAGAATCAGTAAATGCCTTCAGATCAAATCCATAAGTTGGATTTGTGATTCCAATTCCAGCAGTTGTGAATCCGGCAAGAGATCTATCTTGCCAGTATTTTAAAACTCCGGTTGTTGCGTCATAATTAACAACTCTACCTACAGCAGTTGATCCAGTAGCAACAGTTTGAGTGAAGTATGAGTCAGCAGTAAAGGAAGCAGAACTGTATCCAGTTCCAGTCAATTTAAGTGCATTAAGAACACTTGCTTTGTCTGACGTTAGAACATTTCCAGTAGAAACTTCTGGATTTTCAACTACACCAACTCTCGCAATTTGGTTTCCAGTAATAAAATCTGGGTTTTCATTATCATTTTCAATTCTGGAATAAAGTAGAACGTTAAATGCACCAAGTTCTCTATAGATATCTGCGCCATGTCCACCCTGTGGTGTCATGATAACGTCAAATGTTGGAATAGTAGTACCAGTTGGAACTCCACCAGATTCCAGATTTAGATTTGCATAAGAATATCCAGATCCTTGATTAGAAACAGTTATTCCACTAACTTTAGAGTCTGCACCAACTGTCAAAGTACATTCTGCACCAGAACCATCACCTTGAATAGGAACTCTTGTGTAAGTTTGGTTAGCAGTTCCAAGACCAACACCAGAGTTAGTCACGGTAACAACTTTAATTGATCCATCAACTGCGTTGTCTCTTACCGCAGCATTATCGTTTGATGTTGACCAATCTGCAGGAACTGGCATAAAGTCTGTAGATTCAAACTTTACAACCTCGTTTGGTTTGATAGTGTAAAGATACTTCCAGAGATAACCATCACCACTTGAACCAGCAGATCTTGGTTCTAAGTCAGTAAACGTGGGTTCATCAAGAGATGGTTTACCGTTTGGATTGTTTGGATCAGTTCCATTTTGTAAGCAAGCATATATTCTGAAATCACTATTCATTACATAGTAAAATGCAGAATATAAGTTAGTGGCACCAGAAACGGCTGCAGTGTTGGTGACACTATAATCATGTCGGTACATATCATACGTTGTACCAGATACCCAATTTCTCTTAGGTATTACTTGCCTCACATCACTTGAATTAATTTTTTTCAATGCAACCATGGTATCCCAATAATCATTCTCTTGGGAGAAGTTGTCTTTGGGAGCAGGTGGATTGGAATCCCAATCATCCTGGTAATCAGAGGGGTTTGGTAGACCAATAAAAGAATAGTAAGAATTTGAACTGGAAGTGATTCCAGAAACAAAATTCTTAGCATTCAAAATTCTAATTTGATCAGTTATAATTGCAGCCATTTTATGCCAACTTAATGGAAGTTTTTTTTATTTATTAGGTATTGGATACGATGTAATTTTTGGACTTCAATTGTTGAGATCTTTCGACCCTCATTGATGTATTAATTCCAATAATTCCACCGCTTGTATACGCAGAGTAAGAGTTGTTTGCTGCTCTTGATGCCATGACCATCTTACCCCAACTATACTCGCCATAACCGGCAAGAGTGGTTGTGGAGATAGTTCCAGCAGTTCCGAACGCAAATGTATTATCAACATTTACAAATACTCTTCTGAATACAGAAGTTCCAATTCCAATGATGTTCCGCTCAACATTCTGAACGCTTTGAACAACGTATACGTTATCAATGAAAGATTTACCAACACCAGCAGTAGAACTATCTTGGAAATCAATCGATGTAATTGATGTAGTTGCAGATCCAACGTTAGAGTTGGAAACAATAAAGTAATCATTCACACCCAAAGAACTCAGAGTTACCGCAGTTCCGACGATTGTCGTTTCTCTCAGTTTAGACTCATATGGGATATGAAGATCAAAGATAAACTGAGTAGTAACTCCACTGACGGTTGTAGTTCCAAATCCAACAATGACTCCAGAATCACCAAGGTAATTTGTAATCAAGTTTTCTTCTTCCTCATCAGTTGGAGGAGAAATCAATACAACAGGTGGTTTGTCTGTGGTGTATCCTGTTCCAACATTAGTTAGGGTTAGAGCAGAAATAGTTCCGCCTGCACTAATGGTTACTCTTGCGGTAGCAGTTGTAAATCCTAATGTTACATCTTGTTGTGCAGTTCCACCAATACTTACAGTGGCAGTTGAATAACCAACACCACCATCAGATATAACCAGAGAAGAAACTGTTCCTGCTGCACTTACTACAGCAGTTGCAGATGCTCCAACCTTAGTTGCCTGCGAAACAAACTTAACTTTCTCCTGGAAAGTAAGACTTGTATTGTTTTCATTTCTTCCGTTGAACAGAGGTCTTACTCTATCAACATAGATCATTGTAGATCCAATACCAACAGACTTGGTGATATATGCAAAAGGATAGATGAGAGGTTCATACAACTCTCTATCTTTTGCTACACGTTTTTCATCAATAATCTTGTCTTCAGTTTGTCTACACCATACGACAGGTCTAAACAGTTCTTCGTCTCCAGTATTACCTGGTCCAAAATATGGGAAAGTCTGAACAGAGTCAGTAGAATTAATATTAGTTACAGTTCTTTCCTCTTCTTGTAGGAACCTATCCTGTCCACGAGCAGAGTCGTATCCAAGAGTTAGTTCATCACCTTTCTTAACTGTTTCAATGATCTCTCTGAAGATAACATCAGTATCGTCACCAGTTCCCTTGAAGAACAGAATCTTACAGGTATCACCGACCTTGGGAGCTTCGGAGAATGTAATAACACTACCACCTGGGAACTGATAACCTTGTCCAGGTTCTTGAAGAATATCGTTGACGGTTACGACGAGAACCTGCTCAACATCAACCTTAGAACCTCTTGGTGATCTAATAGAAATTTGATTTCCTGCGAGAGTAATATTAAATGCCTTGGTAACACCATCAAACAGAGCAGATGGATCATCAAGTGCCTGCAGAACACCAATACTCCAACCAGTGAATTCATCAGAGAACGCCTTTTGTACATCCAATTCAAATTGATTGAATGTTCCAGAAGTAGGAATTCCAGTTAAACCACCGACAGGGATAGTCAGGATTTCTCCTGGTTGGTATCCAACACCTTTATTATTAATTGAGAAATCAATTACACTTGAACCACTACCAACAACAATATCAACAGTTGCATTCAATCCAGAGTTTGCAGTTCCAACATAGTTAAGAGGAATGTTGGTGTAGGATAGCGGACTATCAACTTCAACAAATGGATTGATGAGGGTAGTATATCCTGATCCTGGATTTGTGATAGTAACAGAAGTAGAGATGTTACCAGTTCCTGTCATGATGGTTGCAAAACCAACATGAGTCATTGTTCCAACTCCTGTTGCACTCTCTCCAACACTGACATTTACGAATCCAACTTGAGGATCGGTAATGATCAGTTTTGTCTGAGTTCCTTCACTCATCACAGTGCTTATGGTGTTAGAAGTTCCGATTCTAACAAATGTAGATGCAGTAGAAACAATGGTTACTGGAGTCAGATCTGTTCCGATTCCAATTGTGCAGTTTGATCCAGTATTCAGAGTTGCAACCAGATCCAGAACGCTTCCGGTATTCTCCAGATAGATTTCTGTAGATCCAACTCCAACAGGAGAAGCAATATCAGCAAGGAACTCATACTTAGTTGGAACTCTATATCCAGATCCACTATTTGCGATGCTAACCAGAGATATTGTTCCCAGTCCAGAAACAACAGCAGTGCCACCAGCAGATACTAATGGTTGATATCCAGATCCCTCAGTAGAACCAACAGAAAGAAGAACACCGCCAAGAGGAAGATTTGATGTATTAGCATCAGTAGTTGTAGAAGATGCTGTTCCAGTAAAGGTGATAGTAGAAACACCAAGATTTTCTCCCATGGTATAATCTCTACTATTACCAGGTCCTTGCAAAATATCATTAATCAGGATAACTGCATTTCCTGTAGAAATTCCCGAAATATCGGAAGATCCTGCAGAAGTTAATGTGTATGTTGGAGTATTACCATCAAATTTTTCAGACAGACTGTCAAAGATATAGTTTGTATGATAGGTGCTTTCTGTAGTATCTGGAATACCAGATCTCATAAACATTCTTCCTTGGAAACTGGATCCTGTTGAAATACCAGTCCAATCTCTTTCATCGGGTCTATTTGTAGTACTACCAATAGGTTGACCACCATATGGAGCTGCAGCAAAGTTGACTGCATTGTCAACGATATTGTAATTACCAATAACCTTAGTGATCACATCTCCAGTACTACCTACTCCAATTCTTGTTCCAAGTTGTCCCCTACGAACAGTAAATCTATTTGTACTGGCAATACCGACGCCAGTAATTTTCATAATCTCATCACCCATTTTGATGAGATCTGCTCCAAAGAAAGAAGTTATTCCACTTAGTTTTACGGCATTCTCAGTTGTGCTTACATGATCGGCAAGAGTTTGAGTTTGAGCAGTAGATACAACTGGTGATTGAATTAAATTATCAAGTGCAATCAAACACTTGGCATTTTGATTAGTTGCAATAAATCTATGAGAAGTACCAATACCAACACTTTCAAGTTCAATGGGAACTGCGATTCTCTTCAATGCATTTTCTGCAGAAGATGCAAGTTTAATCTTATCATCAGTAACTTTAATAACAAATATATCTTGTTCAATTGGAAGGAACTCTGTGTTACCAAGTCCAGCAAAACTTGTCGTTGCAATACCAATAGATGATGTGATTCCACCATTTCTATCATAACGAATTGCTTCACCAGTAACATAGAAGTGGTTTGGAATTCTGATGGTATTCGCGTCAATACTGATAATATCAGAATCATTGCCTACAAAGTATTTTTCAAATACTGGGGCAGATCTGTGCTCTAAGTTGAATTGTTTTTTAACAGCATTTTCAGTTCCTTCATAACGAGCATAGTGAGAAACGATCAGACCATTGTCGAAATCAATTTCATCTTTACTGTCATCTTCAAGTCTGAGGGCATTCATGAAGGTTTTAACTGTGACTCCAATTCCAGCCTGTGGAGTAAAGGTCAAGGATACTCCACCATTTGACGCAACTCTTGCACCAAATGTTCCAAGTCCAGTTACATATGGTAGAGTTAGTTCGGTCTCAACATTACCAAACTCTTGAATGTATGTTGTAGATACCTCTTCAGCAGAAGAAAAGTCATCCATAACAAGCATTTCTCTCAATTCATGATGATTATGATTGTTTCCGGTATCGGAAATTTGAACCATGAAGTATGCTGCGTCATATTCAGGTAAGTATGATGCTACAGTTGTAATACCAGGAGTTCCAGAAGAAGCAATTGTCGTTGTTCTTGCATCAATGAAGACATGCTTCATTTCATTGGTTCCGAATCCGACAATAGATTCGGTTGTGAATCCAACTTGTAAAGTATTTGCAGTTACTGTTCCTGCAAGTCCAGCGACAGGAATAAAGTCAACCTTGAATGTAGATCCATCAAGATATGGATAATAAGTTCCAAATCCAGTTCCAACGAAAGATCCTAAGTTGGTAGTTAATCTACCAAATTCTGTGGCATATACTTCACTGCCATCTTGAATAAGATTAAGTTCATCATATTGATATTCATTCAAAGAAGGATCTGTTCTAATATTGGTTATCGTTGAATAGACCTTCATAGATCTAACAGTGTTTGCTACAGAAACAACTGTTGTGCGACCACTTGTACAATCAATGCTATCAGTTTGAATTTCTACAACATTATCGAGAGCAACTGTTGTTCCCAATCCAGCAATTACATTATCATCGAGATGGTATGCAATGTTGACTATTTGATAATCATTGAATGCAAAATCATTAGGGAAGAACTGTAGGGAACCATTCACTCCCGAAATGGTCATATCAAATGAACCGAGTTCACCGACAGTATCTGTTCTACCGTATTGGTTGATATATGCAAATGTACCATCTTGAAGCATGGTGACAATATCAAATTGTCTATGCCCGACAAATCGTTCATCTTTAATATAGATGAAATACTTAAGTGCTCTGCTATTATTGATGTTGAAACTATCAATTAGAGAGAATCTGGTTGCCCTTGGATTACTGTTGAATAATCCACTAATATTATCAAAGCTAACAGCTCTGTTCCCGAAAGATTCAAAGAAGTCAGTGAGAATTCTACTTGCAAAGATAATTTCATCAGAGTATATTGCTCCAGCAGCATCCAGGGAGTTTTCTGAAACCAGATCAAAGTTATAAACACAATTCAGATCAGCGACACCGTAAAGATCATTTACAACACTAAAATATGATAACTCAGTTGATAATCCAACTGCCATTGAGTTTGCATTTATCTCCGAGAATGATGCTGGAGTTTCAAGTTGATAATCAGAGAACTTACGGAAACCTGCAGTATGATTAGTAACGCTAACAGCATCATTCCACGTATCAAAGTCAACTCTTGATCTTAATGAATATGAGAAGTTTTGATAGTAGAAACTATCCTGCACTCGTTGCAGATTAGCATTTAAGAAACCAGAATTATTTTGTGATCCTTTAATAACACTTGAAGATTCAGCAGTATCGAGAACAGAATTATATGTTGTTACTGAAGAAGCAATACCCTGAGTGTTAGATGCTTTTCCTGTAATTATTTCTCCAATAGCAAAATCTTTTTTGGTCGAAACTCTAAGAGTTCCAGTTTTTCTATCCCAACTTTCAACAGTACCTGAGGTATTTGGAGAAGATACAATTTCATCACGTAAGAACTCATTATCTTTTAATGTAACATCAAAGAGTGGGAAGTATTTCTCTGGAATAATTCTTCCACCAGAGTTGAATGAATCAAATTTACCAACAAACTCTCCTTTATTACTATCAATTAAACCTTCCAGACTGTATGCAACAGTTGCTCCAATACCACCAAGGTTCTTATCTACAGCAATGATTGGGAATAACTTATAATCATATGCGGAAGAATTGAATCCTTTTCCAGTTGATCCAATACCAACACTAATGTTTTCAATCAGAACCTTATCACCTACTTCACATGGGAAGGCATCTGCTGTGCTAAATCCAACTGATAAGGTAACTGTAACCTGATTGGTAGTAGTATTAAATCCAATTGTATTAATACCAACTCCATTGGTATTTGCTGTAGGCAAAATCACAGGGATGGTGTTACTCATTCCCTTTGTATTTTTGAGAATAGTTACTTGATTGTCTCCAAGTCTATACTTGAGATCCACATCGGTGATTCTCTCATTAGTCTTACCATCAAACACTAACAGTTTTGGTGCTGTAGAATAACCTCTTCCTGCAGAAGAAATACCAATAGCATCGAAAGACTTCAGAGACTTAATGCTAATAACATTTGGAAGAGTTATGGAGGGTCTCAGTGACTTATCAGATGGGAAATCAAATCCAATGTTTTTGATTCGAGTCTTATTAATTTTTCCAATCTTATCACCCTTTGCTTCCAGGATTACACCACGACCATCTGTAGAGGTAATATCTGTTACTCCAGGAAGCGCAAAGTATGATTTTCCACCATTTATAATCTCAATTTTAGTTACTGGGCCTCTTGCATGTGTGCAAGTGGTTTCATAAGTAATGTCTGATGCAGAAGTAGATGAGATATAAGATGATTTTTCTGGAGTTACTCCAAGTGTAAAAGTAAATGAATCAGATGCAGCAGTAGAAACTCTATGCTTGCCATTATACAAACTTTTTAGTATTTTTGCAGTATTATTTTCCAGTATATCAGCATCGATGCTGATTTGAGTTTTTTCTGCTGGAACATCATCACTCTCATAAACTGGATCCAACCTGTAGTAAAGTCTATCTGGAGTGTCATTATTAACAATCAAAGAAACTTTAGCAGTTCCATCAATACCCGGTCTACCAGTTCTGGTTACGTCGAAATTTTTACCGTCACTTAACTTACCAACGTACTTATTACTAAAGTTGGCATCATGATATAAGTTAAATTCAAATGATGGATATGATGTATTTTGTACCGTGTGTGATAGTGAAGAATCTGTAAGATTGAAAGTAACTGTGGAATCTTTATATAAGTTAAGTGGAGGGTTAATTGGATTAATTGTTCCACCGCCACCAGTGCTTGCAATACCAACAGATGCAGGAATGTTTCTTACAGAATCTTCATAACTGTTTGCAAGTTTGAAGGTATCCTTTCCAGTAACTGCAACATAGTAGATGTCATTGTCGGCAAGTCCTTCTGCAACATCTCCAGATGTATAGATTACTTTTTGACCATTGATAAATTCGTGGTTTACAATAGTGATTACACCTGTTGAGGTGTTAATTCCGGTGGAACTATAAGACTTGGGATTGACAACAATCTTCCTATTAAAATCATTATACTTAATTGTAAATGCAGAAGCTACTCCAGGATTTACATCCAAGAAAATATCATGGTTGACATTAAGTTCATGAGTTTGTCCAGTTGAAACAGTTACTCTATTTCTTGAAACAGTTCCAGTTATTATTGTATGGTTAGTTTTAAGACTATGCTCAACGCCAGTTCCTATACCAAGGAATGCTAATGTAGTAGATACAGTAGTGCCAACGCCGACGAATGTTCCAGTTGTTCCCAGACCAACTCTTACTGTTGATAAACCAATTAGGTTCTCTGAAACTTTAGCAATAAAGAGTTGGGTTCCATCTGCAACAGTGGTTCCAACTCCAACGTTTGTTTCGTCTTGAACAATAATTCCACTACCATTATTAGCAGAGTATGTTACAAGATCACCGGTTCTAAACTCATGATCTTTGAAGAATAAAGTCTTAGTTGGAATAATCGTTGATGTTGCACCAGTTCCTGGGTTGGTGAAGAAGATAGTGCTTCCAATACCAACACCACCAGTACTACCAAGTCCTACAGTTTCTACTGGGTTGAAGTAAACTTCCTTATTAGTTCTATATGCAAAATCTGTCTTGAATCCAGAGGCAATGGTCAGTTTTCTCTGTAGAGAAGTTACACCAGTTCCAACTGTATGTGATACACCAACAATATCATTTACAGATCTACGAACTCTTAATCTTGAAAGGCGCGGGTCAACATTCAGAACCTTGACAGTTTCTGTTCCAATCTGGAGGATATCATTCTCTCTAATGTTTGGATAATTTAAATTACCCACTACATTAATGTAAGTAACAATACCAGTTGCTTCAACAGTTCCAATTCCAGAAGATGTTGTTCCTACCCCAGCTACCTTGTAGACATTTGTTCCAATACCTGCAAGATAAGTTCCCTCCAATTTAGATCCAGAAGTTGAAACACCACTTACAGAAATGATGTCGGAATTTCTAAAATCATTGGGGTTCTCAGTAAAGGCAATAAATTTTCCTTTCTCTCCAGATGGATAAAATTCCACTCCAGAAATGGAACTTGTGGCAACACTTACACTTTCAACAGGTCTTCCTAAGATGCGTGAGACCCTTGCAGAAACGCCTCCACCACCTG